CAATAACCTAGGTGGATTTTTAAATGGCATAGCTACCGCTGCTCAGTTTGCAGGCAGAATGTATCAAAAGATTCAGTCTGGTATTAATCAAATTAATGACATTAGAGAATGTTTTAAAAGTTACAAAGATTATTTGGACCATAGCGGTGGAAATGGAGCTGAGAAAAGAGAAGAGTTATTTAATTTAGATCCTGAGGAATACAAGAGAACTGTAGAAGCTGCTTATGAAGTTGATAGACAAAACGTTGATAATGCAATAAGATTTATTGAAAAAGCTGATTCTTTAATTGATAGTATTGCTAAGACTCTATTAGATAGACAATTAAATCCTAGCCTAGAGCCTGTATTCACTTCCGATTATATTGATGCTCTGTCTGGAACTACCCTGTTCATAGCGATGCCAGACACGTATAACACTATTAGAAGTGTCTACGGTAGAGACGCTAGTGGAATGCAAGCAGGTATGGAATCTGAGGTATTTAGACTTGTATATGGTCCACCTAAATCTAAGACCGGGCAGTTTGTATTCTCAAAAGACGGGCTGTATTATGATTCCCAAGTTAGTGGGCTATACCCTGCACTGTTAGAACTTAATGTAAGAAATAAACAAATAGATCCTGGGGATAGGTGGAAGTTTGAGCAAGATCCTAACTTGGGTGGAAGAGGTAAAGGATTCTCTACAAAAGATCTAAATTTATATTTTAATACAATATTAGATCCAAACATAATTGACAACTCAGTATCGTTACAAGCTTATTATAATAAAGATGGTTATTTACAAGATTTGATCGGAGAAAGAAATAAAAGAATTTACGATCTATCTGCTCAAATTACCCAACTTGAGGTTAACAGCCAGCCACAGTCAGTAATTTATAATCACAAGCAAGCGTTGATATCTGAGAATGCAAACCATCAAGAGAAGATAAATAAGAGAAAGAAGCAAATTGAATTAGCTATAAAAATACCGGGAATATACAAAAATAAAATTTTATATAATCCTGGAGAAGTCCCATTAAATGATTTCTCTTACTTGGAAGGTTTGAATATTTCTTTAGATATTCAAAAACAAAAATCAATAGTTATTACTCAGGATGATGTTAGAGGTAGTGTATTACCTATAACTGCACCGACTTACGTAATAGCTCCAGAGCATAGTAAGAATACTGTAATTGACCATCTAATATTGACTGATATTGGAGAGGGCGCAATCCTACGCGAGGGTAATACTGTAAACTCAGTGTCTGCCCAGACTTACGAAATAACTGATGAGGTTGTTAATGATTCTCTCTATGCAATGTATAACTTCTTAGAAACTAATATTGAAACTCCAAGTTCAACTGCTAACCTTTTAAGAAATTATGCATCTGAAACTAACTTAGGTTATGGGCAATTAGTTGCAAATAATATACAGGATGTATTTAGTAAGGGGTTAGGTATTGCTTATTTAAGCGGAATAACTAGACATTCAACTACCGATGCTAGGTATCCAAGTGCTTTAGGTTCTTATGTTAAGTTGCCAGATGAGGCAGATTTCAACGATTTATTATACCACAAAAACGGAGCTACTATAGACTTCTGGGTTCACTTACCTAAGTTTAATGATCCCGATGCTGGCTTTGGTGGTGGAACTAACGTTTCTGGATTGTATAGATTAATTTTAGCAAATGAAAATGTTGGTGTAACTGGGAACCTGAGTTCATCAACAAACGATGACGCTAAGTTCTTTAATTTTAGTGATAATGTTGTTAATGGATTTGTGATGGGATTTACCAGAGATAGAAGACTGGTAAGTTCTGAAGCTCCTAGCAATGATAGCTCTTTAAATCCAAGTTCAAATATTTCTTTCTTCTTAGCTCCAACTCAATCTCTAAGTGTTTCATCTGCAGGATTTATTAATAGAAACTTTAAAGATTATTTAAACTGTAATTCTGGAACTACTTATCACTGCATGGTTCAGAATATATACGATAGATTTAATGGTAATGCATACTCAGCTTGTGGTAATACCTTCTGCCATATAAGTGTTACGTTTGATCCAAATAATGATCAGGTTAGGTTTTACTTAGATGGTGTTAATACTACAACCTCATCTTTATCTAATATCTTTGGTGTTGAGCCTTATGAGATGCCTAAGATACCCTCATTTAAGAAAGGTAATAGCTTTGAATATAAATCTACCACTGTAGGTTCCTTAGCACCAAACTCTTTGAAATCAGGTCCAAAGTTAAATACTTACTTTACTCCTTGGATAGTTGGTGGTGGCTATACTGACGGGATGTCTCAGTATGGAAACTTTATGGGTGGTAAGTATGGCGGAATCATAAGTGGATTAAAAGGCTATTTAGGTAGTTTTAAATTATATAAAAAGCCATTAAGTTCCGATGAGGTTGCCACTAACTACAGGGCACAAAAAGAATTCTTTAAAAATATAGACACGTTACTACTTTAAAATAACCACACTATATATAATTAATTGGATTAATTAAATGGCAAACCCAGGAAATTTAGAAGAAGAGGAAGACCCAGGATACCCAGGAGGTGTTGATGGTGTTGAAGACTTTTACGGTGGCGTAGGTGCTGCATCAAGGCAAGGCACCACGACACTATACGGTATCAATCCCTCTAAAATTGCTAAACAGGATATAATAAATACTAAAAATAAAGCTTTTGGTATGTTATTTCCTATGGGCCATGATCCTAGAAGTGGTTACGTAGCTAAAAGCTCAGGATTAAATTTAATAAAACAAAATTTAAGGCAGTTGCTTTTAACTACCCGAGGCCAAAGAGTTATGCTTCCAAATTTTGGAACAAACTTAAAAAGATATTTAATGGAGCCATTAGACCAAGTTCTATTAAATCAAATTAAAGAAGAAATTTTAGAAACCCTCGCTGGATATGCCCGTAATGTAAATGTATTAAAATTACAAGTAATTCCAGGAGAGGATAGTAGACTTGGTGGTGGGCACTATATTCTTATAAATTTATTCTGTTCTCTTAGAGAGCAAGAAGAAGTTACTTTTGAACTTAAGGTTAATTTATTCTAATGGTTTACACTGGTCAAATACAATCAGATTTTTTAAAGTTAGCTAAGGTAGAGGATGTTGATAAGGAACGTCTTATTAACTATGCTGCCACAGATTTTATTAGCTTAAGAGAATCTTTAGTAGAATATATTAAAGCTGTTTATCCATTAGATTATAACTATTTCTCTGAATCTGATTTGGGTATGATGCTAGTTGAGTTAGTGGCCTATATGGGGCATGTATTGTCATATAAATCAGATTTACTCGCTAATGAAAACTATTTAAAAACAGCTAGACAAAGAGACAGTGTTCGTAAGTTATTAGAGTTGATTGGAGTTAGAATAAAAGGCCCCATAGCTGCTGCTGCTAATGCCAGAATAACTTTAGACTCTAATCCATGGACTACTGAAGACGATAGTCAAAGTTTAACTTTCTTTCCACAAAATAGAGTAATCACTATAAATTCTCCCCAAGATGGATTACCAATAACTTATACCTTGTATAAAGTTGCTCCAGATGGTGACATTGACGTAGCTAACAGCACTGGGAATATAACTGTTTATAATAGTGAAAAAGCTTCGGATACAGTATTAGAAAATCTGATATTATTAGAAGGTTCTTTGGTTATTGATAGCGGAACTTTTTCTAATGTTGAACAAATTAAAAGTATAACTTTGGAGAGAGCCCCTGTTATTGAGGGTAGTGTTCAAGTATTTATAACTGGTGATTCTAATACTAGCGGAGTCTATCGGCAAGTTGATAGTTTCTTCTATGCTTCCGGTGCTAATGATAAGATATTTCAAGTTATTCCAAGTGAAAACTATCAAGCTAAGATAATATTTGGAGATTCTAACCTTGGGAAAAATCCAAATCTTGGAGATTCATATACCGTAGTTTATAGAATTGGTGGGGGAACTAGAGGTAATATTAGAAGTGAAGTTATTGATGCCAGATCTTCGGTGGTATTTGATCCAGGTGGTGGTAATCCAACTAGTATCATAGATGTCACAGTAGAGAATTCTGGGCAAGCTACTGGAGGATCTGATGCAGAAACTTTAGAGCACGCAAAAAGATATGCACCTTTAATGTTTAGATCCCAGAATAGATTAGTAACTTTACAAGATTACAAAGCTTTCGCTAATAGCTACATAACTTCCTATGGGTCAGTTGGTAAAGCTAATGCAATAGTTAGAAGAGCTTATTCATCTGCTAATATTATTGATGTTTATGTATTAGAAAAGGCTAATAATATACAGTTAAGAAGAGCAACCCAAGAGTTTAAACATCAATTAGTAGAAGCCATGAATGAACTTAAGATGATGACTGATGAGGTCATTGTCGTTGATGGTCTTATTAGAACTTTAGATTTAGTTATAACTGCCAGACTAGATAGAAAGTATGCAACTAGAGAAGATGTAATAAAAACTAAAATACGTTCTAAAATATTACAATATTTTAATGTTGATAATAATGATTTTGGAAAGCAATTTGATCCTCAAGATTTAGTAAATTATATATTTTCAATACCCGAAGTTAGATTTGCTACAGTTGATAATGTAGCTGAAGTAATAAAATTAAACTTTAATGAAATTGTTCAATTAAATAATTTTACTGTAAATATAGTATATGTCTAGTCCTACTCAATTTATTGATAACAGAAAATACTACAAGTCTAATTTTGATCAGGCTTTAAGATATACTATACCTTCTATCTATTTTGAAGAAGATGAATTGCTTGTTAGTGGTTTGGGAGAACTTGATATTATTGATCAAGTAGTTAATTCACAGGTAAGTATTCTAGCTAATTTTAGTTCAATAATTAATATACCTTTAACATACCTAACTCAAACAGTATTTAGCTCTATAAACTCCCCATCTACTATGGCTCAGTATTTTATCAAACAAAATGACTTGTTTGATATTGAGCCTATAGAATTTGAGAGGCAAATATTAAATGCTCTTTCTGGAGATTCTTATAAAGGAAAATCATTTAATCAATTTGAAACTAGTGCAGACTTCTCTTACTATGTTACGAATGAACTTTTACCAGGAATAAAATTAGGTTCACCTTCAATATCTTTTGGAAATTTATCTAATCAAGATGATAGAAGTGCTTATCTAATAGAAACTATACCTTGGTTATATTTTCTTAATTTACCTTACAGACCTTGTTATAATTCTTCTGCATATGTGCATGATTTAATAGTTGGAAAACTATACGCAGGACAGCCAATTCATTTAGTTGATGCCATGAAAGGTGTCACTGAATATATATGGAGGAATTATACTACATCCACTACTTGGCAATCAAAAGGATTTATACCAAAAGCTTTTGAGCCTGATTTAACAACCGTTGATCCGTTTACTAGTTCAACAGCAAAACTAGATGCCCTTAAAACTTTAATTGATATTGTATACTCACCACTTTATTCTGACAGAGGTGATATCAGAGTTCAAACAGCAATTCAAGATTATTTAGATAGCAATATCAGGATAACTCAAAAAGTTAAGCATGGCCCTTTTACTAGGTTAATGAAAGCCTTTTCTTTTGGATTTGCTGATTATGATAGTAATGTAGAAAAATTAAAAATACTAGATGATATAAATAAATGTCCATCTGAGTATTTACCATATTTAGCAGACCTTATAGGTTGGAAATTATTTGGATCGGACCCTGATCGGTGGAGACTTCAAATTGTAAACGCTGTCGATGTTTACAAAAGAATAGGAACCAAAAAGTCTATTCAATACGCTATAAATTCCGTATTCCCTAATGGTCAGTTCGATGTAAGCTCCAGAATATCAGAGCTTTGGGAATCATATGTTCCATTCTTAATATACTATTCTTTAGCAACTGAGTCCACTATGTTATCAAGTTTTGATACATGGACAAGAGACTTAGCATTAAAACTTCAAGTATCATCCTACAACTTTAGTAGCATAGATGAAAATGTTAAGCTGGTAGTAGATCAAATAATGTATGAGCTAGCTAAGGAATACCCTTCAAACTTTATAGTAGCTAATAATCCTGAATATTATGACACTGAAAGTTTTGTAGCTAGCTTTAGTAAATTCCCAATAGGGACATCTTCTTTCGTATTTAATTACAGAGGAAGAAAGTTCCCAGTCCCTCCATTTGAAGAATATCCATACTATGCTAATACAATTCTAACAAATGATTTAATAACTACCATAGCAGATAAGTTAGTTTGTTTTGGAGTTCCAAATAGTTTTGCATTTAAAGTATCTGATTTTATACGTGACAACAGTGTTCTAGCTCAGGATGACATAAGATCTGATAATAGGTTTTTACTATTCACTTCCGCTGCCCAATACCCACCAAACTGGTCGGATATTATTAAAGA